ATTGTAGCATGAACTTTTCAAAAACGCAAATATCATTTCTCACTCTGCTTCGTAACTTTTCAGTACATCTTCAAATGTAAAACGAATTTTCACGCACTCATCGTTGAAAACCTCAATGCGGTCAATAAAGGTTTCCACCACATTCTGCGACAGGTGCATCACATCGCCAGCTTCTCCCACCGTATTCATCACGGCTTGCAAATTATCCGTATCCTTCTTCACAGGCTGGAAAATTTGATTTTTCTCGGTACGCAGCCTTTGAATCTGCTCCATCTTATCATCTTCCTGCACTCTGTAGGCATCTCTCTGCCGGATGAACTCTTCCTTACTCATATTCCCGTCGGCATACTGCTCATACAGTGCAACACGAAGTTTTACGAGCTCTGCCTTTTCTGCACTCAGCTTTTCTTCCTGCCGTTCCAGTGCGGAAAAGCAAATCAACGCTTTGCGTTCCCGTTCGTGCAGGATTTCCAGTATATGCTCCGCCTGTTTTATCTGCGCTGTCAGTGCGTTTCGGACAATCTCTTCCAGCAGTTTCTCAGAGATTGGGATTCGCTTGCAGGGACTGTCAACTGCTGCGGCCGAAAATCTGCAGTTAAAAGAGGGGCCAAGTTTCTTGAGCACACGATATTTCATCAGCTTCTGGCAGTAACCGCAGTAGACCTTGCCTTTCAGCGGATACTGGTGTTTTGTGTAGTTCCCGGACTGGTGGTTCCCGTTTTGCAGCATAATGACCTTTTGCGCCTGTTCAAATTCCTCCGGGGTCACAATGGCGGCATGGCTGTCCTCAATTCGTACCTGCTGTTCCAAGGGAGCGCGCAGGACCCGACGCTTACAGGGAACCGGCATAATGAATTTCGCGCCCACATAGGTTCCCTTATACTTCTCATTTTTCAGAACATGGTAAACCGTTCCACTTGTCCAATGGCTGCGCTGCAGATCCCATGCTTTCTGCTCACTGTACACATGGTTTTCCGCCACGTGATACGCTGCCGGAGTTGGAATCTGCTTTTCGTTCAGGATTTTTGCGATGGTGCCTGTTCTGTTGCCCTGCAATGCCAGTTCAAAAATCAGGCGCACATACTGGCTGGCTACCGGGTCAAGGATCAGCTTATGGCAATCGTTCGGGTCCGGCAGGAATCCGAATGGGCGGTATCCTCCGAGATACATTCCTTTTTTCTGCATCACATGGTCTGCTGCCGCGATTTTAGCGGAAAGGTCCCGGCTGTAGGATGCGTTGATGATGTTCTTGATGGCCACTTCCAGTCCGCTCACATCGTTTCCGACTTGAGCTCCGCTGTCATACCCATCGTTGACGGAGATAAAGCGAACGCCCAGCAATGGAAAGATGCGCTCCATGTAATCGCCTGCCTCAATGTAATCACGGGCAAACCGGGAAAAGTCCTTTACGATAATCGTTTTCACCTTTCCGTCCTGCGCATCTTGAATTAGCTGCTGAAACGCAGGACGGCTTGTAGATGTGCCGGAGTAGCCATCGTCCACGTACTCCTGACGCGGCTCTGCAGCCAGTTCGGGGCGGGCCATGATGTACCCCTCTACCAGTCCGCGCTGGCCCTGAATGCTGTTGCTTTCAGCCTTATCAGCACCCACATCCTCGTCCGCAAGAGAAAGCCGGTAATAGGTTCCGATCATCTGCTGCTCACCGCCTTTCAAACGTGTAGATCAATTCTGCCTTTACGATTTCTGCTGCACGATTTTCCAGATTTCTCATACGGCGTACCCACTCCATCTGATTTTCTTCCTTCAGTTTTTCCGAAATGCCCTCCCTCTGGCTCATCTGTTCGATCAAACCCTCATATCGTTCCACTGCCTGCTCTTCCACATTTGCTAAAACAGTATCCAGTTTTCCGCTCAGCAGCAAGCTCTGGTAATAGGCTGGTTTTCGCAGTTTCAGGTACGCCTTGTGCAGCATTCCCCAGCGGCCAATCGGACGGGTCCGTGGCAGTTTCAAGGCTGGCAGATAATAATCACCCACTAAAACATATTCCATTCCTGTCCGGGCATCGTAGATTTTCTCTTTCATCGTCTGTTCTCCTCGTTAAAACACAAATTCCGTGTAAGTATTTTTCTTGTGATCCACTTCAATTTTCTTTACATACTGCTGCAGATTATCTGCCGTTAAAAGAACCTCTGTGTTGCCTGCGATTTGCTTTTTCTGCTACAATTCTTCTTGAATAACGACCAGTTCTTTCTCGTTTTCAGCTTTTGTCTGTCTGAATGCCTCAATTTCATTCTCTGCATCCTGCTTCAATTCCAAGAACTTTTCTTTTGAAATTTTTCCAAGGACATACTGCTCGTAGCCGCTGCGCTTCTGTGATTCCAGTCGAACGATATTGCCTGACGCCTGTTCAATTTCACGTTTTGTAGCTATTTCTTTTAATTGGAGTTTGCTTTTTCCAGAGCTTTTCCGTACCAGCTTCTGCAAATCACGGTGTTCTTCCATCCGCTGGTGCAACTCCTTGTTAATGCCGTTCCAGAGGTCTTTCTTTGAGATGGAAACATGGCAAGATGCACAGTAAAAATACAGCGTACCATCACTTTGCCAATGACAAACCAATTTTTCTCCGCACTTTTTGCAAAAGATTCTGCCTTTGAAGATGTTCGGATTGTTCTTTCTGCGCTGTCTGCACCAATTTTTTCGTTCTTCCTTGACTGCTTGCTCGGCTTCCCGTAATGCGGAAATTTCATCAAACAATTCCCAGCTGATAATCGCCGGATGGCTGTCCGGCACCATCCGCCAGCTTTCCCGTGGATTCTGCCCGATTTTCCGATTCTTTTCATCGTAGGCGATGCGGTTATAGACCATTGTTCCTGTGTAGATTGGATTTTCCAGCACCTTTGTCACGAACACGGTCTGCCATGCTGGGTCCTTTACCCGCAAGGTGTTTTTCAGGTATCCCAGCTGACAGCGGCGTGTAAAAGGTGTTGGGATTCCCTGCGCAGACAGCTTCTTTGCAATCTCGCGCTCTTTCATGCCGGATTTCTTCCAGAGAAAAATCCGAACTACCACATCGCTGACTTCCTCATCCAGAACCAAATGATTCCTCTGATCCTTTTTGTAGCCAAATGGAACAGGGGTATAGATTTCTCCCCGTGCTTCCTTGGAACGAAAGCACGACTGAATCTTCTGGGACAGGTCTTTCGAGTACATTTCATTGATCATGCTCTTGATCGGCACCAGCATCCCGTCCCGGCTCTGTCTGTTCAGGCTGTCATAATTATCATTGATGGCTATAAATCTTACGCCAAACAGTGGAAACACTTGCTCCAGATACTGACCTGTTTCCACGAAATTGCGACCCAGTCGGGAGAAGTCCTTTACCACGATGCAGTTGACTTTCCGCTCCTGCAGTGCTTTCAACAGCCGTTCAAATTCCGGGCGGTCAAAGTTCATCCCTGTGCACCGCTTGTCCGCAAATACATCCAGCAGCATCAGATCATCCCGGTGGTTGATATACTCTTTGATGTAAGAAATCTGTACTTCCAGCGATTCCATATCCCGAAGTACATCATCAAAATCGGACAGTCGTGCGTAAATTGCGGTTTTCCAGATACGGTGCGGTGCGTTTTCCGCTTCCCGCTGCGCAGCACTTACCTTTTTGCTTACTCTTGCCATAAGTCACAGCCTCCTTTTAAGCTGATACTTCACGCTGCCCCATCTGCTTTTGATGCAGTTCTTCCAGCAGGTCCGCAATTTCATCGTGGAATCGGAACGTAATTTCTACCCGATTGCCCTCATAGACTTCGATTTTCTCAATCAATTCGACAATCATCGGTCGGGTGATTTCTTCCAATTTTCGATACTTACGGTACACATCCAGAAACGGATAAGCATTTGGAGCAGTCTGTAAATTTCGCTGTTCCGCTTCCAATTCCTCAATTTTGCGGCTATACTCTTCGATTCGCTTGCTGTACAGTTCGTTGTAGTTCAGAAAATCCTCCCGTGTGAGGATTTCGTCTGCGTAATCCCCATACAATTTTTCCTTAATGCCCTGTGTATGGGCCTTTTCTGCAGTCAGCTGCCGAATCTGCCGTTCGATGCGCCGCACACGGTAGGGTTCCTGCTGGGCCTGCCGGATGCTTTCTACAAACTCTGCTTCCTCCATCACGATCTGGATCTGCATCTGGAGCGCATTCCGCACAATGTTATAGAACTTTTCATCCCGCAGGTTATGGCTCGTGCAGCTGCCCTTGTTCTGCTTGCTGCCGGAGCACTGATAATAGATATACCGCTTTCCCTTATAGCTGGCTGACCTGCGCACCAGCCGGCTGCCGCAGTCTCCGCAGTAGAGAAAGCCTGCAAACAGAGCCACCGTTTCGGCATCGTTCGGCCTGCGGGTTTCGGTTTCCAGAATTCTCTGCACCAGTTCAAACTGCTCTTTCGGAATAATTGCTTCGTGGGTGTTGTCCACGATTGTCCAGTCCCGCATCGGCACGTTCATTTTCTTTTTAGAACGATAATCCAATCGCCGGGTCTTTCCCTGCACCAGTTTTCCGGTATAGACCTCATTGTGCAGGATGCGGTCCACCGCCTTGGCAGACCACGGCGGCTCATCGCTCTTGCGGAAGTGCAGGCTCAGCTTTGCACCGCTCTGCAGCTTTCGCGTAGCTGGGGACGGTACCTTTCCTGCATTCAACCGGTCTGCGATGCCCTGATTGCTCATACCGCTGATCTTCCAGCGAAAAACACTTTGTACATTTTCTGCTGCCAGTTCGTCTACGATCAGCTTGGTATGATTGCTGGGGTCCTTCTGGTATCCATAGGTTGCAAAACTTCCCACAAAATCGCCGCGCTTCCGCTTTACCTCAAGCTGACTCTTGATTTTGACGGAAATATCCCGACAGTAGGCATCGTTGAGCAGATTCCGCATTGGGACCATGATGGAATCGCTGGTCTTCCACGCAGATTGACTGTCATAGCTATCCGTCACTGCAATCAGCCGGACCCGCATGACCGGGAAAATACGTTCCAGATAACGCCCCACTTCAATGTAATTTCGTCCAAAGCGGGACAGATCTTTCACCAGAACACAGTTGATGGTCCCCTGCTCCAGTTCCCGAAACAGCCTTTGGAACGCAGGCCGTTCAAAGTTCGAGCCGGAGTAGCCATCGTCCACAAACTCATCCACGATGCACAGTTCCGGGTGGTCTGCAGTATAGGCTTCCAGCAGGGTGCGCTGGTTTGCAACGCTGTCGCTCTCTGTCTTATCGCCATCCTCACGAGACAAGCGCAAGTACAAGGCTGTACGGTATCGGGTTGTATTTTGCTGTGTTCTCTTCTGCAAATTCATATCAGGGTATAACAAAAGCCTTCCACCTCCTTAACGAATCGGCAATACTGTTCGTCAGAGAAGCGAAAGGCTCCACATTTTTTTGTAGAACAAGCCTACCGAGCAAGTTCTGCTCAGTTTGCACATTCCTATTTTCTTACCCGTAAACAGCTTACCAGAATCATCATCCTTTGTCCAGTGCTTTATCGCATTAAAGTGCAAAATTTTTCTGCGCGATTTTTCAGCAGCTTGCCGAAAGTTTCTCTGCCTTTTCAGCTGGCAGACTGAAAGCACCTGCCAATGCGTTCAGACAGCGTGCTGCTCTCCCGCGGTGCAAAATTCAGCTTCACAATGATTCCGTTGTCCAGATAGCAGTAAGGATTTCCGACTTTATCCAGCAGATTTTTCAGCTTTTCCTCCTGCGGCAGTCCGTGTTCCACTGCATCCTGCGGCAGTTCCCGCAGTTCATGCTGTTCTATCGTGCGAATGTCCCGGTTCTTCATCTGGTGGATCTGCTCCAGCCAATTCATTCTGCCGTTTTCTTTCAATCGCATACCTCCCATTCAAGCCAGAAGTGTTTTCAGCAAATCCAATTTTGCCTGTCCTATATCCTTTCTCATGCTGGGGCCTGTGCAGGCAATCGGGGTACACAGTTCCAGCAGACGGTCATAGATACGGGCGTGAGCGGTATCCTGCGGGTTCTTCAGTTCCGTCAGGGTCAGGTTCGTGGTAACGATCAGCGGTTTCCTGCTGCGGTAACGGCTGTCGATGATGTTATAAATCTGCTCCAGCGCATATTCCGTGCCGCGCTCCATGCCGAAATCATCAATGACAAGCAACGGATAGCCGCAGAGCCTGTCCACGACTTCATTCCGCCCGGAAAAGGCGTTATTCAGTTCATTCATGATTCGGGCAAAATTCGTCATGCAGACGGCCACTTCCTGTTCCATCAGGGCATTGGCAATGCAACCCGCCATAAAACTCTTGCCTGTACCAACACCGCCCCAGAGCAGCAGCCCCACATTCTTTTCCCGCATTTCCGGCCAGTGGGCCACATACCGCTGTGCCAGCTGCATCTGTGAATTTTGCCCGTGATCGCTTGCAAATGTCCAGTGCTGCATCGCCCAGTCGGTAAAGCCCTGCAGCTTCAGCCGCTGCACTTTCTCGTAATGCAGCCTTGCACGTTCTTCTTTCTCTTGCTTTTCCCTTGTAGCCTGCCTGCACCGGCATTCAGCCGGATGGCGGTCACGCCCAAACAGTTTTTTGCCATTCGGAAAGAACGCCTCCTTGGGAGTTTTGCAGATGCCGCAATACAGCAGCCCATCTTCTGCAACATAGTCCTGCGGTTCCACAGAGATCGTCATAAGCCTGTCCATCGCTGTCTGGATCGTTTCCGTCATAAACTTTCCTCCTTGTTGTAGGTATAGTCCGGGATGCCTGCTCCCGGTTTCTGTTGTCTTTTCTTCCGTGCTGACCAGCTACGCAGGGTCGCCGCATGGTCTGCGTACTTCCTGCCTGTAGACTGCATATAGATTGAAAGGTCATCAATCAGGGAATCCAACTCTGCAATTTCCATTTTCAGTTCTGAATAATCTTCCAGATAGACATTCCGATAACGCCCATATGCTTCTTTGGTTCTACTCAGTTGGTTCAATCTTAGGTTGTTCTTATTTATTTGGTTAGGTGTGCAGTTTTGCGCAACCGTATTGCTCACTTTTGAGCAATACGGCTGCTCATTTTGGGCCATCTCGATTGCGCATTTCTGCGCAGTTCGGGGAACGCCGAGAAATATCTGGTTTGGCTTGGAAAAGCCATTGGACCGCCGTTCGATCAGCCGTGCGGCTTCCAGTTCCCGCAGGGCACGGGTGACACTGGAAATGCTGCTCTGAAGATCTTCCGCCAGCCCTGCCAACGGATAGAGCACATATGCCCGGCCCTGCACATCCACCCAGCCGTTCTTCTGCGAAAGGGTCATACGGTCCAGCAGCAAAACATACGTCAATCGTGCCGTATGGGAAAGGCTCATCTGCAGCAGAAATTTCGGATAAGGGAAATACGCAGGCAGTGGGGTTTGTGCTTTGATGTACTCTTTACTCAAACTTCCTCCTAGTCGTTTTCAAAAGTCCCTGCCGAATGGGAAAGCTCTGCACGGGCTTACGCATCCGGCAGGGTTCCGGGGTGCGGGGTGGAAGACCCTGCTGATTACAGGCTCATATCATAGCTGCGCTTCTTGGCTCGCGGTTGCCGTTCGCGCTGTTCCTGTCGAGCCTGCTCCTGCCTTGCCTTTTCGCGGACATTGGCCTCCCACTCGCGTTTCCATGCAAGGTCGGATTTCATCTCATTGGTTTTTCGGAAGATGCTGTACACATTATCCGATGCAATTTCCAGACGCCGAGATTCTTCTTTCAGGGGAGCATATGCCTTTTTCTTTTCCACGATTTCTTTGATCAGCTCTTCCTTCCGTTTTTTCAAGGATTTCAGCGATGGCAGCTTTCCATCATTTTCTTCTCGGAAATATTTCACGGATTCTGCATAGGCGTCCAATTCCTTGGAATGCTCTGCACGGAATTTTTTCTTAAAAATCGCCTTCGCAAATTGCTGCTGAACCTCTTTGGTAGAAAGGTACTGTCCCGCATAATGAATCTGCTCATTGGTTTTGTACAGTTCATCCTCTGCCTGTGACAGCCGTTCATACGCAGCCTGCGCATCGGCCTGTGCTGTCTTACACAGATCGTTCAGTTCTGCCAGGTCGTTGATGTTGTTTTCCTGCACCCATACCAGCGTTTCGGCCATTTTCTGCAGATTACTGATTTTGACCTTTAGCGCATAGGCCAGATTTTCCTGTGCCCTAACATTCTCCTGCAGGTCCACAACGAGCCGCAGCCTAGTTCTGGTCGTAAAGATCAGTATGGGATCTTCCTTGTACCGCAGATTCTTCTCGGCGTTCTGAACAAAGAATCCTTCCAGACATTCTCTTCTGCAGCTTTCTCCCAGAGAACGCTCCGATATGAACTTGTTCCGTTCCGGCGGCAGATAGCTGTAACGTCCACGTTGTGTTTTGACGAAAACGTCATATTCATCCTGCAGGATGTCTTGAAAATCTTCATACGAGATTGCTTTCTCACGAGCAGCGGCAACGGCATCCCGGATAAGCTGTTTCTGCGTTTGAAACTTTGTCGGGTTGGGCGTAAATCCTTCCTTTTCGATTTCCTGTTTTTTCTCATCCAGCCGCCGCTGTGCCCAATACTCTGCCTCGGTCACACCCGTTCTGGATGGTGACAGTAAATCGACCTGATGCAAAAATTCACGTTGGCATAAATCCATAAGGGATTTCTGCAGATGCTTCAGGTACTCGTTTGTTACATGGTGCTTGTACCCTGCCTTGCAGTCGATGGGTCGCTCAATGAAGGGCTGCTGGGGCACATCCAGTTTTCGCAGACTGTTGATTACGATATGGACATGAATGTTTCCGCTGCCATTGTGCCCGTCCATGTGCGTACAGACCAATGCCTGATGCCCCGGAAAATTTGATTTTGCGTATTCCAGTCCAAGCTCCTGTGCCTGTTTCCCCGTCAAGCAATTTTCTGTGCTGTCCCGTGGATCAAAGCTGATGATGTAATGGTGGCTTTTGATTTCATCCTTGTTTTTGTTTTTCTGGTACTCGCGGTTCAACTGCTGGCAGGCCGCATCAAAAGAATAGGGTTCACAGTTCAGACCGTCCAGATAAAACTCATCTCGCATGATACGATTTCCGTTCTGGTCAAGGATCGGAGTTTTCCGAAGCTCGTCATGCTTGAAAATCAGATACTCCAGTGCAGCACCATAGTTGGAACTCTTACTTGCGATGTGCTTTAAGATTGCCATAGTTCTTTCCTGCCATTTCTGCGACTTGTTCCCGCATCTCAAAAATACAGGCAATCGCATGGTTGATGTTTTCGTGCATCGCACGGGACTGGATACCTCCGCTGTTGAAGAAAGCTGCGATCTGGTTCAGGTTGTTTCCGATGGCGGCAAACTCCCGTGTGATTGCTTCGATCTCGTCCGGGTGGACGTAGAACACATACGAGGTATTCACACGGCCTTTCATCAGCATCTGCGCTGCAAATTGAGAGAGGGTCATCCCGGCATCTTCTGCCTGCCGGTGTAAAAGTTCATGTACTGTTTCTGTAACTCGTGCTGAGATTACTTTTGTCTTTACAATAGATTTCACTTTTCTCTTTGTTCGTGGCATGGGGTCTCCTTTCTAAAATCAAG